TCAACGTAACGGCTGTTGATTTGCTAGTAGCTTGCGTTACTGTACCTTGAGCAGCAGCGGTGTAGCCAAACTGTTCGTCAGACAGAATGTACTGGGCACCGACGATGTCTTGGTCTGTATACGCAACACCAATAGGTTTCGTATTAGACATGATTTATCCTCTAAAAAGCAGGGGCCGAAGCCCCTAGCATTAAGAAATGCGGTAGCAAGTCCAAGAATTATCGCCAGTCTTGCGCGCGCGGAAGTGGCCTGAAGTATTTTCAGTCACAGCAGCAGCGCCAACGATTGTCCAGCCAGTGCCAACCGCGACAGTCACATCATCTGTGCCGGCGTCGATATTGATGACGTAGAAATCAAACGAAGCGTTTACTTTGACAGCGTTTGGAATGCCTGCCTCAAGATCAGCAACGGTAGGCAGAGTCAGATTGCCTGCAGTGCCGTTAAAGGTAAACAGACCGTTTGAGAGTTGCGCAGCAGTTACGGTAGCAGCTGCTGTCAGAGCCGTAGGGGCGCTCTGAACAGACAAAACGGCTTCGTTGAGGTTGCCATCGCCAAGCTGGTAGCCACCAGCGCCATTAGGGATTGCCATGATAATTTCCTTTCAAATAGATTCAGTAATGGGGGCCGAAGCCCCCACCAGTGCTTAGCCCCAGATACGGCAAGCCATTTGCGGACGGATTGTGCTGTAGCCGTACAGAACGTCGATACGGCAAGGCAGACGGTCATTGTTGATGTCGTACTGACGAACAATACGCATCGAAATGCCGTTGTGGACTTGGCGGGAAGCCATGTCAACGCCTTGTGGCATCAGCAAGTCAGCGGTCGCGAATGTGATCGCATCTTTGTGGTAGACGAGGTTCTGTGCGTACTGGCCAGTAGCCGAGCCAACCATAGTCACAGCAGCGCCCGAAGCAGGCAGTGCGGACACGGTAGCCAGAGCTTGCGAAGCCGAATACAGCGCTGGGTAGATCGACAGAGTTGCAGTCGAAGAGCCAGTAGCAGCGGCAGTCACAACGAACTGCTGCAGCGAGCCAGTGGACTCACGGGTCTGTGGGTTGACAGCGTACACGTTAGCGATAGTGAACACGTCGCCGACATTCCATGTCTTAGACGAGCCAGTAAAGCTGATTGGCAGGGTGGACTGACCTTCAGTTGTGACAGTTGAAGTCACAGTGATGGTGGTGCCCCAATCGCCGTTGGTGTGCTGCTTGATCGACTGAGACATGTTGACTTCGTCGAAGCCCAGCACGCCGGTGCCCATCATGCCGTTCTTGAACTGGCGGCTGATAGTGTCGGTTGGGTTAAACAGACCTTTCATGCCTTCAACCAGACCAGCGTTGGCAGCTGGGTTAACAGTTGCGTAACGTGGCGACATCACAGCTGCGTTTTCGTTCAGTTTCTGCTGAGCTTGCAGCAGAACGAGCGAAGTCGAAGGTACGGTGCCAGGCGTGCCGACCGAGTTACCAACGTATTTGTATGCGTTAGCAACGTCAGCATCAATGCTGGAAGCCAGCTGAGAAATACGAGGCTTCAGAACACGCTCTGCGAAGTCATCCAACTGCATAGTGAGTTCGGCGGAGGTGAAGTTCACACCGATGTGCTTCTGCGAAGCCACGGTCAGGGTGGTGAACTGTTCGTTGTCGTCCTGAACTTGCAGGGCGGCACCGTCGGTCACCAGAGCGCGGTCTGGTAAACGAATACGCAGAGTCGAGCCAATTTTTGCGCCTTCAACGGCGAAAGAGTCGTCGTACTGACGGTTAACGTTACGAGTGATTACCAGGTTGTTCTCGAGGATTTCGAGAGCCTTACGGGTAATCATGTCGATGGTAAGAATCGAGTTTGCCATGATATTTAGTTCCTAAAAAAGTTAGCGGTTACGTTGGGCTTCCCACTTCTTCATCTGACGCTGGCGATCCGCCTCAATCCACTCTGACGTAGTCATGTTCTTGATAGAACGTGGGTCAGTCGTGTCATAAGACGGCGCTCCAGAGCCTCTGCCTGATATAGGCGCGATGGGTGGTGGTGCGCTTGTCGTTTTTCTTAAAACCGGCTCAGAAGCCATCTTAGCTTCAATTTTGCCAATCTCTTTGGCCTGTAATATGGGCGACTTCAGTGAAGCAATGCGGGCGGCTTCTTTCGGATTTGAGCCCAAGTAATACGCAATATCAGGGCCAATATCCGATGCTTGAATTGTCTCAGCCATCGCGGTCGAAATCGGCAGCTTGGGGTTGTAGGCAACTTGTTCAAAGTCGTCGTACTTATTCCGCGCGTCCTCTTCTCGATCGTGATACGCATCAAGAAAATCCATCTGTTGCCGCTCAAGTTCCCGACGAGCCAACAATTCTTCTGCTTTGCGTTCCGCTAGTGCATCAGCGTAAGCATCGACAGAATCAAAATTTTCGACCGGCGGTAACTCTGCAGCTGTAGGTGCGGGTTGTGCCCTACGAGTCTGCTCGCGTTCCCACTTACGTTGCTCTCTTGCAAGCCTTTTGCCTACGATTGCATCCAGCTCTTCTTGTGTGAAGGTCTTGGTCTGCTGTTCGTTTGGCTGTTCATTCTCCGGCGCGTTTGCTTCTACAGCTACAGGCTCTGCCGTCGGTGCCTGTTCTGGCGCGGGTGAATCCGCTAACTGATTTTGCATCTCTTCAGACATTGTCGATTCCTAATGAATCCCTGACGTACCGCGTCAGTTCGGTTTACAGCAAGATTACTCGTAAATTACTGTTGCAGCAACTGTTCCGCTAATTGCCACATAAATGCCGTTCTTGGCGTACGCGCCGTCAAGCGGCAGCAGGTATGACGTTGCGCCAACTGGCGTAAACGTACCCAAGATAGTAGTGGTTGTGGTTGCTGCAGGCGAATCGTAAACCGTGATGGTCGGCGTGCTGGAGGCCGAACTGACAAAGATACCTTTTAGCTTGCCAGCCATTGGTTTAATGTTGGCCGAAGCCGTGATGTAGGTGTAATTTGCCATGTTTTACCTCAAGCAAGGTACTTCAGTTTATAGAGCGTTGACATGTACAGCCCTTCAATTTCGTCGATGATGTTGTGGATTGCGGTGCAATCCTTATCGACGACCTTGTAGCGCACAGAATGTATTTCTTCCAGCTGGTCTTCCAAAAACTCCACCACGTTGGTAGTCTTTTTGGCTGAGTGCAGCGAGATCGGGCCAATCAGACCGTACTTACCCTGATAGGCTTCCGCAAACGTGTCAGCCAGATCAATCACGCCGTCATAGAACTTTTGCAGCGCCTTATGTTTTGCATAGCTGCGGGTGTTCAGATGCACCGAATGCGTGACATCCCGCGCCAAAAACAGCATTCCTACAAAATCAGCGGCTTTCATAATTGCGGCTCCTGCGGCGGCATATTCATCATTTCGGGCGGCATTTCAGCCGATTGCGGTGGAATCATACCCATTTCTGGCGGCATTTGCTGCATTTCCGGTGGCATTCCGCCCATTTCGCCGCCCATTGGTGGCTGGCCGCCCATTGGTGGCTGGCCGCCCATAGGCATCTCGCCTGGCAAATCCAAGCCGCCGCCTTCCATGACCAAGTCGCCGGCGGTCATGACGTCGCGCAGCGTTTGCATGACGACTTCTTGCACTTGCTCGGGGTTCATGGCGCCAGAGACAGCTGACAGACGTTGCGTCTCGGCTTGGTACGCCTTGATCTCGGCCTCGAAGTTCTTGCGCTCCAAATCCTGCACTTCGATCGACTTGTCGACGTTTTGCAGCATCTGATGCAGCTGATCCAGCTCCTGCGCCATCGCTTCCATCTGCTGCTTGGCCTGCTGCATCTCGGGCGAGTCGTCGCTGTCTTGCATGATTTTTGGGTCGATGATCTTGGCAAAGCGAGCCGCCATCTCCTGCGCGCCAGGCCAGTCCATGTTCTTGATGAACAGGTCGCCGGCGACTTGCCAGAGCTGCGGGTTGGATTGCAAGATCATGCCCATCGCGTCCAGTGCTTCCTGACGCTTGGTCAGGTAGGACGGGCCGGTGGTGACCACCACGTCGTACTTACCGACGTTAGGGTTGTAAATCTTGTCGATGACGATGTCAGGATTGTTTGCATCCCGAATCTCACGCACAGGTTCTGGCTGCATGGGGTTCAACTTGACCATGTCGGTCTCGCCGTCCACACCGATAATGCGGGCCACACGCTGGGTGTCGTAAATCTTAGGAATCAGGTCAACCAGCTGGCGTGTTACGTGCCGAACAGCGCGTGCCAGATTGTCCACGTAATGATAAGTGCCAGTGTCAGACTGACGCTCGCGCGCCATAATCGCCTTGCCCGAACGCTCATTGGATGTCGCTCCCAGACTGGTGTCGTATTGGCCAGTCGTCGACTTGATGTCGTCTGACGCGCCCATCTTGGCCTGAATCAGACCGGTCTGCGGTAGTGGTGGCGCTGCCCTCTGGGGCAACGGCAGCACCGCGCCCGAGCCGTCGGTCACGTCCGGATTGACCTCCAGATACGGCCAGTTTTGCGTGTTGGCCGTCTTCCACTGCATTTCGTAGCCTTCAAACTGGCCACCGTAACCAATGAACGGCGCTTTGGGCGCCAAAGCTAGCATCTCAGCCTCTTGGCTCGTCCAGTAGTTGTACATGCGCTGGGCGTCCTTGGCGTTACGCACCAGACCTGAGACGTAGAGCTTACCGTCGACCTCAAACTCGTTACCGATGACGCGGATGATGGGGATGAACCGGCCTGCCCACTCCTGTTCTTCCAACATCTCGTAGCCGTTGGTCTTGCACCACTTGACGCGCTTGGCGTTGACCTCACGGGTGCGGATCGGCTTGATGCCCATCTGCTTCATCTGCTTGGCCTCGGGCGAACCCTCGAAAGCCGTCACGTTGCCGGGGTACAGGTGCAGCGTTGCCTTGTCGTACTCGATGTAGTAATACTCAGCAATCCTCACGGTGTCTTGGTTGATCCAGACCGAGATCGACTGGTCGCCCACGCCTTGCGCTTGCAGGGTCGAGATAGGGCTAGCGTCAGGGAACATGCGCTCGTAGTCAGCGCGCTGCAGGTCTTCGGTGACGAAGCACCACTTGGCGTCTGCACCGCACGGGTCTTGGATCGTCGGATCCATGTAGACGGAAAACGAGTTGCGAATGCGCGCGATCTTGATGTCTTGATCGAACGTGTCGTCGTCGCAGTATTCGGTCAGGATTCGGATGTAGCCTTCGCCGTAGCTGACTTGGTTCTCGCAGGCGGTGTCGTAGGCGACGTCGGCATCCGAGATGTACTCGATGTGCCTGACCATGCCGTTGTAGATTTCGGCGACTTCTGGGTCGGCGTTGTCGTCAGCGGGTATAACTTTGCCGCTCGGACGGTTTTGTCTTTGGTCATTGGTGACCTGTCGTACGTGTTGCGGCAGCTTGTTAATTGTCAACGTTGGGCGTGCATTGATCGTCTGACCTTGCACCGCACCACGGGTTGACAGCACGTCGGCTGGCCACTGCCAGTGGTTGTCGGGCGAGCCTGCGTAAAATCGAAGGTCGTCCAGCTCGTCTTCCCGGCTTTCAGACAGCGCCGAAATAGCCATAGTCAGGCGTTTTCGCATGGTCGACAGCACATCTTGCTTGTCTGTGCTGATGTCGTCGGGCGGCGGATTACCGCCAATATCGGCGACTTTTGCTGCCTTATTTATGCCGGTATAGTCCATTTATTTCATCTTTTTCGCGGGTTTTGACGCTGCGCGCTTAACTGCGTAACTAATTGCGACCGCTTGTTTCACGGGTTTTCCCGATTTTACTTCAGCTCTAACATTAGAACGAAAGGCTTTTTCCGATTTCGACTTAACCAGTGGCATGTTACTTCCCCTTTTTAGCCGTTTTAGCCGATTGCTTGAAATCTTTGGCCGTTGGTGCGCCTGCCGAGCCGGGTTTACGCATCTTTTCGCCGCTTCCGGCCTTAATGCGTGCTTGTTTAGCGTGAATGTTCGCGTACAGCCCAGGTTTTGTTGCCATCATGCCCCCATCCAGCCCGTTGCAGCGACAGGTCGCTGCGTGTAGCCATCACTGCGCCGCGAGGCGCGCTCAAAACTTGACTCTCGGCTTGCCATCGGGAACGCGAACGTCACCGCTAGGGCGTCGGCTGCGTCTGGTGACGCTAGCCCGCGAGACTTCATCTCTTTTTTGCCTTCCAAGTAGATCGTACCCGACGAGTCGGGCTTCTTCATGGGGCCTGTCAAGTCGGCTTTCAGCTGCCTGTCGTTAGGGATGCTGGCCGTTCGTAGCCAGTCCTTCATCGCACCCCACATCTCGGCTCGCTTGTTGCCGTACATGACCGGCTTGGAGGACTTCCAACCGAAGTTCACTCCCCGCACCTTGTATCGCTGTTCTTTAAGTCTGTCAAGTATCCCGTAGCCCAGACCACCTTCGTCGATCACGGTCAGCGCAGGCCGGTACTCCTCGATCGCATCAATCACCCGACCGACGGTCGTCATGGTGTCCTCGCCGTGGTACCGTTTGATTGCAATCAGATCCCGTCCTTGTCGGACGACGATGACGGTTGCATCCGCGCCGCCTCGAGCTGGGTCAACGCCGATAACAATTGGCGCCGTCTCATCCTTGTATTTTGGCCGACTGGCGGCGTCGTCGAAAGCACTCGCACCAATAAACTGATCTTCGCCAGCTGATGGAAACTCTCCGTAGACCTCAACCCTAGCCTGCGGCGAATCCTCGCCATACTCCGCAATGATCTGCTCATATATCTGTTTGTCCGTATCCTCGACTGTGCGCGAGTCGATGTTCTCTGTCTGCCAGAAGTTGCGCTTGGCGTGGAAACACTCGTAGAAGTAGCCTTGGTTGCGCCGTGGGTTAGAGAAGGCGAACCAGTACCTGTCTAGGATGGGTTCCGTGAAGAAGCCCGCACCGACCGACCAGATGGCGTCCGGAATACCCGAGGCCTCGTCGAAGATCAGCATCATGCCGTCATGGTTGTGGACACCGGCGTAGCTGTCCGGATTCTCTTCCGACCAAAGCTTACCTTCCGCTGCCCAGTAGCGCGTGCCCTTCTTCAAGTCGCGCTCGACCAACTCGGTTAGCCACTTGGCTGGGGTCAACTTCGTTGCGCTGATCTCCCACCAGTGGTTGTTGATGACCATCGCCTGCCACTTAGTTAGCTCACCCCATGTGACTGACCGGAGCTGCGCTTCACTGTTAGCGCTCACGATTACACTAGACCCGATGCGGGTGGTCAGCATCCACAAGACAAGCCAAGAGACCAGCGCGGACTTACCGATTCCTCGGCCAGACGCGATTGCCTGGCGCAAGGCGTCCATGTCCATCTGACCTCGGTTGTTCTTGATGTGGGTGGCAATCGTGCGGAGTATCTTGCGCTGCCAGGTGCGCGGGCCTTTGAACTTGGCCAGCGGGGTGTTGGGCTGCCCCCACGGGAAGGCGAACAGCACGAATGCTTCCGGGTCGTCAGCGATAGTCGGCGCCCAGAGGCGCGACATCAGGAGCTGTTCGCCCTCGGCGTCATAGATCGGCTGTTGCGCCATTATTTACCTAAGTTGATGTTTACCGGCCGGCCAGTGCCAGGCGGCATTTTTTCGCCCGCGTATCTGCGCAGTATCCCGTATGGGTGGTAACTATCTATGTTGGTGGGGTTAAAGTCGTAATCGTCAATTGCACGCAAGTTACCGTCAGCGTCGCGAACGTATTTAAACCGGCCTAGCGTAGCGG